AAGGGATAAAAATGAAATTTTTATAGCACTGGGGGATTAATATTACTATCCCCCAGTGCTCGCCCTCGCCCGCTCGCCCGCCTCTCCTGTTGTGCCACGTATGCCAAGAACCCGAGAAATTAACGCAGTTAATTGGTTTTTAACTTATCCTAAGTGTGATGCCACCAAAGAAGAATTCATCCAAAACCTCAAGGATTTCGCGATCAATCACGAAGTTAGAGGAGCCATTGTTGCCCAAGAGCAACACAAAGATGGAGCAAACCACCTTCATGCCGTTATCCAATTCTCTACCTGCTTTAGAACAAGAAATACCGCTATCCTTGATCAGCTCACCACAAGTAAGGAACATCCTAAAGGAAAACATGGTAATTATCAGTCCGCTCGTAACCTCAAAGCCTGTATCGACTATGTACGCAAGAGCGACCCAGCTCCTTGCACTTATGGAGAACTTAGAGAAGGAAGAAAGCCTACTTCTAAAGAAACGAGAATGGATCATCTTGTTGAAATTATCAGGAAAGGTAAAAGCATGGATGAAGCTGAAGAAAGAGACCCCGGATCTTTCTGCATGCATAAACGAAAACTCGAAGAGTATCAGGCTTATCTTCAAAGGAAAAAAATCAGATCAAACCTCTTGCCTAAACCCCAAGGATGGCAAATTGATACACCAAGACCCGGAGATGCAAGCTTCTCAGGACCAAGTTTGACAGAGCTCGCAGAGCTCTGGCAAATAGAAAAATGGTTAAACAGCAATCTTTGCAAAGAAAGAGAATTTAAGATGCCAGCTCTCTGGCTCTATGGACCACCTAATATGAACAAGACTAGTCTGTTCAGAAAAATAGGTAAATATTATAGTATTTACTGGATGCCCATCGAAGAACACTTCTTCGATGACTACGTAGATGATGACTATCATCTAGTAGTTCTTGATGAATATAAAGGTCAACATACTATTCAGTTCTTGAATAATTTTATTCAAGGAGGAATTATGAGTATTCGCAAGAAAGGAACTCAATATCTGAAGATGAAGAACATACCAACTGTTATCTTAAGCAACTTCAGTCCGGAAGAAGCATACAATAATGCGAACAAATCCGCAGGATTTGAAGCATTATTGACAAGGTTAGTAGTTGTGCAAATAAACACTAGATTGGACTTATCGAAGATAAGTCCAATCTATCAAGTAGACGGAGCCTTACAACAGGAGGACCCTACCGAGGCCAGTGTTCAAGAGTATGCTTCGCCTGACTGGGAGAATGCTAGTACAGAGGAAGGTCTCGTTACTTTTAGTGAATATAATCCTATGTTAGTATATGATAGAAATGCTAACAGCGATTGGTATTCTAGACTCAGATATCTCCAGGAATACCGACTCGGTATCAGATTCAGAAAGCCAGAGCCAATAATTTTAAAAAGGAAAAGATGTTATTCTGTTCCATCATGTGATGAAAATCTTTATTAATAAAGTTAATTATCATAATATCTTATACGTGCGGTACCGAAGAAAGCGCAGTCTGTATCGGTACCTGCAGATTCACTACCTACCCATAACATGTAGAGTGCTCCAGTAGCGATATCTCCTATACCTCCGGTGTTACCACCATTGTATGTTGTGCTGAGATTGAGTTTTTTGAATTTTTTAACTGGCCATTGACAGTTATCAAGTGCAGCTATACCATTTGTAGTATCGTAGATTAGGCGACCAACAGCCCACTGTTTGTCAACTAATATTTTGAAACGATCTCTATTGTTTGGGTTGAGTTGTGCTAATGAAGTTGCTTCGAATAAAACATCAGTTAATGCAGGAACTGCGCCATTTGGTTGCATATCGGCAACTACAATCAATCTGCATAGCTGACCTTGGGAAACTAAGGGAGAGGTAATGGTTGTAAAAGAACCTTCTTGACCTACCATTCCTCGGATGTAGATTGATTTTATGCATATTCTTCGACCGATTCGGTCGTTGTATGTGGTACCCATAACTAGGCCGTTCATAAGTTGAAAGGCACCAGTTGTATTGCAAGTGAGGATTGCTATTGTCATATCTTTGTATTTCTTTTCTGGTATCGGAAAAGAGAAACCTCTAGTAGCCATTGGAGCGCTACTTTTTTTGTAAGCAGTTCTTGCGGTACCTTTCTTTTTATAAGTGCCATTTTTTGAAGATTTCTTTCTCCTAGGAGCCATTTTGTTTACAGTAATTTCTGCAGGAAATTAATAAACAAATTATATTTATTTATGTAAAATTTAAGCAATCAATTTGTTCCACTCCCCGAAGGGCTAGAACTAGTTCTTGGAACAAATCAAAAATGCGGCGCGGCCTGGTCGCGCCATTTTTTTGCGTATTAGAGATCGGACCACGTGAGATCATTGGTGCTTGCACCACTCACAGACTAGCAACACGTGCGGCCTCGGGAACGGGAACGTTCCTATATTGGCGTTAGCCAATCAGGGCACGCAGGGCACGAGCCACGAGGAGCCACGCGAGTCGTGTCGTGGCCTCGAGGCGCCTCGAGGCCAGGCGGGCGAAGGGATAAAAATGAAATTTTTATAGCACTGGGGGATTAATATTACTATCCCCCAGTGCTCGCCCTCGCCCGCTCGCCCGCCTCTCCTGTTGTGCCACGTATGCCAAGAACCCGAGAAATT